ACGCGAAGGCGTCCGGGTGGAAGACGAACGACTGCGGGCTGCTGGTCGCCACGAGGACACCGCCGACCGCCGACGATGCGCCAAGCACCGCGATGGACGCGCCGGCTGACGGAGCCGCGTTGACGGTCTGCATCTGGCTCGGGCCGAGGATGATCGGGGGCGCGATGTTGAGGGTCATCAGGCCAGCAGCCTCGGTCGCATCCGCCGTCAGCACGAACTGCTGGAGCCGGCCGACGTCGTTGTAGCTCTGGGGGTTGACCTGCGTGACGCCCGCGACGGTGAAGACGTCGCCCTTCTTGAGCTTGGCACCGGCTGCCCAGCCCGAGGTGTTCAGCACCGTGCCGGTCTGGCCCGCGCCGACCACAATCGGGGTCGAGGCCGCGAAGCTGCCGGTCGTATGCACCGGGCGGTTCTGATCCTGATACCACTCCTCGATGCCCAACTGCCGCCGGCCAAACATGCCCTCGCGGTAGTTCTCGCTCTGGATGGCCGAGGGGTTGAACATCGTCGCGGCCGTGCCGGCCATGGTCGCCATCGCCAAGGTGTCCAAGACCGCCACGCGGCCGGTCAGCGGAGCCGCGCTATCGGTCAGCTTGACGCCTGCGTTCAGGAAGGTCTGGATGGCCGAGGGGGTGACGCCGGGGATGCCGACTGACTGGTAGACGTCCTTGTAGACCGCCTGAATCGCCAAGACGTCGGCGACGTTTGCCAGCGCGTCTGCGCCGGGCTGCACGAAGCGGGTGCGGACGTTGTCGAGTTCCGTTGTCTCTTCGGCGCTCGACCACGAGAAGGCGACGTGCTTCTGGTTGGTCAAGCTGATCGGCACCGTATTGTCGTAGATGGCCTGAATCTGCATGGCCTGACCATCGGCGGCATAGAAGCGTTGGGGGAGTCGTGCCTGCACCGTGTTCCCGACCTTCGCGCCATTCTGGACATACGCACCGTCGTAGGTGCGGTTGACGTTGGCGAGGAACACGAGCGAGTTGACGAATCCCCGGGCAACCTCGGTCGTCACCCATTTGGAGTTCGCAATAGTATTCACGGGCTGCTCCTGCGCGGATTATCCGCGCTGGTCGTCAGAGCCGGGTGCCATACGTCCGGCGCGGATTGAGGCCACGTTTCCGAAGCTGCTCGTCCCGCTTGTTCATGCGGGCAATATGCTCGTCCACGTCTACCTCGTCGCCGGGGATGTCATTCCCGTCTGACTGGCGGCTCGACACGTTCCCCACTGGCTTAATGGGGGCGGGAGCCTTGCTATGTTGGGCGACGGGAGGGGGCGAGCCAGAGTGAGCGCCTTCCAACCGTGCTTCTAACTTCTTCATCTCGCCGTAGGCCAACACCGGATGCAGCGCCGCTATGCGGTCGATTTCGTGGGAATTGCGAGCCAAGTAGAGCAACATCTGCGGCCCCTGTTCAGAGTCCTTGACGGCGTCTACCATTGGCGCGGTCAGCAGGAGGTCTTCCCGGTTAATCTCCTGCTCAAACGTCGGGTTCACTTTCGCGAACGCCTGATACCGTGTCGAATAGCCTTCCTGTCGCTTCGCTTCCCAGTTCGCTCGATGGGACGCCTGTGCCCGCTGCTGCTCGACGTATTTGTCGCGCCGCAACTCGACGCGGGCCGCCCAGCCGGTCAGCGCCCGCTGGAACTGCGTGTAGTCCTGAAACGCGCCTTCCTGCGGCTCCGGGTCACGCGGGTCATACCCCGGGTCGCGGCCATCGGGGGCCGGCGGCCGGGTGTCTGTCTCGCCACGAGCCGACCGCTCTTTCTGGCTCCGAAGCGCCTCGATTTCCCGCTGTAACTCGGCCCGCTCGGCGCGGCCCCGCTCCGTCTCGCGAGTCACCTCGCCCCGTTCCCGCACGAGGGCGTTAATCTGCTCTTGGATGGTCTGCTTGCGACCTTCCAGCCCTTTCTTGCGGGTTGCCAGTTCCTTGCCGGCCTGACTGGCCTTGTCCTGCTCGTCCTCGTCGTCCGGTTCGTCCGGTAGCTCCGGCAGTTCCGGGAGCGTGTCAGGGGCTGGCTCGTCGGCCGGCTCCCTGACGGGCGGCGTTGGCTCCGGCGTCGGCGTCGGCTCCTGTATCGGGGCACCCTCGCCGTAATCCGTCGTCTCGACCGCCGCGTTGTCCGGCATCACCGGATTGATTGCCATTCGTGCCTTTCGCTACGTCTGTGACAACACCGCAGGGCACCACCCACTGTCCCGGCCGCTCACGCCCGCTGGAGAGAAACGGTATGCCCCCCCGATGGCACGGGGGGCCGCTTGGTCAACGGGGAGCAACGCTTCAGAGGCGGTGCCCTACGGTATCGAAGCCTCGGCACGGCCGTAGACCCGCGCCGGGGGCAGTTTTGCAAGGTGTGCGCGTTCTGTCTAGCCCTCTTCTGGCTTTTCCACGGCCGCCGCCCGGTCAGCGTCGGCCTGCTCGGCCTCGTGGAGCCGGCCGGCCTCCGCTTCACCGCTCTGGAACTGGCGGTCAGCTTCCGCCTCGCCGCTCTCGTGCTGCCGGCCGGCTTCGCTCTCGGCCATCTCGGTCTGGCCTTCGACGGCGGTCAGCGCCTGTTCGTGTGACTGGGTCGCGCCGAGCGTCTCCATGTTGGCGGCGTGGGCCGCTGCCGCGAGGTCGGTCGTCATGGCGTGTTCGACGTAGGCGAGGCCCAGTTCGTGTTTCTGCTGGTCGTCCTGCAGCGCCTTCTTGCCGGTGTAGTCCAGTTGCGCCTTCCGCTCGGCGGTGCGCTCTTCCATCATCATTTCGAGTTGGGCGATCTGCACCTTGATGGAGGCGTCGATTTCGGCCAGCTTCATCTCGGCCTCCAGCTTCATCTGCTCCAGCCGCATATTGGCCTCGGCCTTCCCCTGCTCGATCTGCACCTTGCCCATCGTCTCGACCTGTTTCGTCTCCAGCGCCTTGGTGGCCTCGCCGAAGGCCTGCTTGAGTTTTTCGAACTCCTGCTGGATCTGCCCGAGCTTGGCTTGCGCCGTTTCGAGGTCGTCGTGGCCCTCGTCGGCGATGCCGGGCGGCAGCATCTTCTTCATGCGCTTGGCGATTTCGTCGTGGCCGGGGAAGTCGCGGAACCGGAAGTAAATATCGCCGATGAACTTGAGCATTTCCGGCGCGGCCTCGATGACCCGGCCGATTTCGTCGCTGCCCTCCCTCAGGCGGCTCTCGTAATTCTTGCCGACGCTGACGACGGCGCTGTAGCTGCCCTTGGCGAGGTCGAAGGTCTTGGTGCCCTTGGGGGCCATCCCCTGTTCGACCATCTCGGGTGGCACCGCCTGCGGCCGGCCGTCCGGGCCTTTCACGAACGGCTGGTTGAGCATGACCTCGTGCGGCTTGTCGTCGTTCTGGCCGAGGCACTGGGCGACCCGGCCGGGCCGGTCGTAGTAGTGCGGGATGAGGTCGAGCAGCACCCGCGCCTCGTGCGGCATGGTGATGACCGCGAGATTATCCAGAAAGTGGCTGTTGCCTTGGTCGCTCTGCTGCTGGAGCGCCAGCACCTTCCTGCCGCTCTCGCCGCTCGATGTCTGGTTGCCGAGGCTCGGGTCGTAGGTGCCGGTCGAGGCCTTGAGGAACTCGTCAGCGGCCCCGAGCAGCGCGAGCGAGCCGGCGAGGTTGGGGGAGGCCGTGTTTCTCTGCGGGAGCGGAGCCGGCTGGCCGCCAATCGAGATGGGCGACACCTGCAGGTAGGGGAAGTTGCGGGTGGCCGACTGTGCCCACGCCGCCTCGTGGCCCTTGAACTGGCCTTCGTAGCCGATGTAGGGAGCCTTGGTGTCGAGCGCCTCTTTCTCGACGGCGGCGGTGGCGGCGTAGTTGAAGAGCCGAGCGCCGTCCTTGGCCGGCCGGATCATCCCGACCCAGCGCCGGATGTTCCCGAAGAACTGTTCCTTGGCGACCACCGGGAAAATCGGTATCCACTTGCCGGGCCAGTCTTCCTGCTCCAGTATTTCGAGGCAGTTCAGCTTCATCCACTTCACGGTGCGCTCGGCCGTCTCACGCTTGGCCCGGACGCGGTCGCCGAGGTTCTGCAGGTAGAGCGCCTGCGCTTTCTGGTCGCCCTCCAGATACTCCTCGGTCAGCGTGGAGCCGTTCTCGGCCGCGTAGGCGATGCGGGTGCGGGTTTTCACCTTCACCACGAAGCGTTCCATGACGCGGATGCCGCGCTTGCCGTCCTGCTTGCCGCTCATGTCCGGCGACATCCAGTCGGGCGGCGCGAGGCTGTCATCGAGGTCAAAATCGTCGCCGGAGCTAATCCGGTCGGCCATCTCGGAGTTGGGCCAGTTGCGCCGGTAGACGTCCTCCGGCAGGAAGCCGCCGATCTGGCCCCACATGCCGTCCGACCAGTCCGGCTCGGTGGCATACGGGTCGAGGTAGACCGAGCCTTGGTTCAGGATGCGTTTCAGGACGAGTTCTTGGTCTGACCAGTGGCCGGTGGTGCCGTAGTCGTCGCAGTATTTCGCCAGCACCCGGTAGTAGCCGCGTCCGCACTTGGTGGCCCGTTCGAAGGCCCAGTTGCGGGCCAGTTCCGCGTTACTGCGGCTCTGGATATGCCGCATCAGGTCTTCCAAGACCTCGGCTGTCTCGCGGTCGCTGTCCTCGGTCGAGGCGTGGACAGAGGTCGAGAGGTGAGCGCGGCGCATGGCGTTGATGACCAGTTGCACGGGCTGATCGAGCTTGGGAATGGTGAGCATCGGCCGTGGCGGGATTTCGACGTTGTCGATGACCTGCCGGCCGCGACTGAGCTTGATTTCGTCGGGCCACTGCTGGCCGGCGTCGAAGGTCAGGTCGTCCTCTTCCAGTTCGCGCTGGTCGGCCTCGGCCTCCATCACGAGTTTTAGCTCGGCGATGGCGTCTTCGACGTCCTGTGGCCGGTCGCTGGGGGTATTGGTGTCGGTCTTCGCCATAGCGGCCCCAGTCTACGCCACTGTGCGCGAGACTGGAGCCGCCGTGGAGATTACTGCAGGCGCTGACGGACGACGCCGAGGCCGGTCAGGCTCAGGCCGAGCAGGGCGAGGGTCAGGCCGCCGTCCGGCACGGAGGTCGGCGGGTCGTCGTCGAACGGCACCGGGGTTGGCCCGGCGCTGATGAGGAACAGCTTGTCGGCTCCGTCGTTGAAGCCGTCCAAGCCGAAGGTGAAGGTGATCGAGCGTGTCCCGGCCGGGGCGCTGAACGGGAGGTAGCCGTTCAGGAGGCACAGGTCGTTCACCACGGCCGTCGAACAGCCGGCCGCGAGGATGTAGTCGGCGTAGCCGACGCCATTGCTGATGCTCGGCACCGAGGTCGCGGGGGCGAACGTGAAGCTGCCGATGTTGGTGCCGCCGAGGTTGAAGAAATTGACGGTCAGGTCGTCGAGGGTCTGCGGGGTCGAGGTGTCGTTGATGTCGAGGCCGAGATAGAAGTCGCGGCCGACATACTGGGCGAAGAGCGCCAGTTCCCCCGGCGCATCGCCGTAGGTGTTGACGAGCGGATTCGGGACGAACGGGGTACCGCCGCCGGTATCGCCCACGGTTGACCAGCCTGCGGGGTTCTGGTTGCAGCCGGAGCCGCCGGGGCCGTAGAACACGCACGGGTTGTTGGTGGTGTTCTGGTAGGTGTTATCCGGGGCGACGTAGAGCGCGATGGGGCTGGCGAGGGCCGTGCCCGGCAGCGCCAGTAGGGCGAGCGTGAGAACGAGTCGTTTCATGAGGTGGAGTCTCCGGCCCGACTGTAGCAGCATCTGTGCCGCACAAAAGCCCAGTAAAACCGCGTCTCGGCCGCTGACGTGTCAAGAATCTCGACGGTCGCTCCCGCCTGCCGCCTGACGGATAATCCCGTGATAGACTCCCGCGATGGCTGACGACACCAAGACGACGCTGCCCTTCGTGCCACTGGCTGACCAGCCCCATAACACGGCCCTTCTGGGGTGCGCGGCCTGTGGGCATCTCTGGCAAGGCGTGTGGCCGTCGCGGACACCTGTCACGGCCCTTGTCTGTCCGCAATGCGGGGTCGTTGGTCGAGCCATCATCGATCCGCCGCGATCCGCAGACACGCAACCCGCGATGGCTGACGACACTCCGACCGTCGAACAGGCGAAGGCGGCGTATTTGGCTGCTCGTTCGGTGTGGTTCAACTACTGCGGCACGAATGAGGCCGCACGGCTCGATGCCAATGCCAAGCTCGACGCCCTGATCGCCGCCGTCCGCGCCGAGCAGACCGCAATGGCTGACGACACCCTGACCGTGGAACAGGCGAGGCAGGTCGATCAATTGCTGCATGATGCGTCTCGCGCCGTGGGCGGATACGAGATGGCCGCACGGATGAACGATCCAGAGAACGCGGGAAAACTGAAACTGAAAGCCGCACGGCTGTTCGCGGAGGCGTTGGCGCTTGATCCCGAAGGGCAATCGTTCGCGTGGTTCCAATGAAGGAGACACCAAAACCTAACCACGGCACAACCGAAAAACCTAAGGAGACTCCCACAATGGCTGACGACACCAAGACGCGACCGCCCTACACCCACAGCGGCGGAAAGATCATCCGCCCCGGTACGCTGACGAGTCTTGAGCGCGCCCGCAAACGGGGCGCCCGCGAAATAGATCCCGCCGATCATTTAGGGCAGACTCCCCGGCTGATGGCGGACAACCCCACGACCGTAGACGAAGCGAAAGCCGACGTGATTCACCACCGCCATGATGGCTATCAGCACGGCGAGGATGCCGGGTTTGAGGCGCGTGTAGACGCCCTGATCGCCGCCGTCCGCGCCGAGAACCCGCCACGGGTCGGGTCGGAACTGGATAACCTCAAGCGGATTCTGAAGGCCAAGCGCCAGTCTGACCTGAGTTAACGAAAGCGAAACTATCAGACCCCTTGCGGTAGACTTTTCACGATGGCTGACGACACCATGCTCACGGTCGAACAAGCGAAGCAAGCCCTGATAGACGAGACGGGCGCGGCGGCGTGGGAACGCTGGTTGCCCAAGCTCGACGCCTACGCCGCCGCCGTCCGCGCCGAGCGAACGTGGAACTGCCCGACGTGCGGCAGCCCGTTAACGTGTTCGCATCCCGAGAAGCATCAGCCCTAGCTCCCGAGCCATGCCTGCGGGTGGCTCGTGCCGCTCGACTGACTGCGTAGCTGCACCGGCCCGGGCGGCACCTGCAGCACTTCGGCGTGGGTCATGACGAGGTAGCGGGTGGCGTCCATCAGGTGGTCGTGTTTCTTGACGATGACGCCCTTGTCGTTTCTGTGGTAGCGCCGGAACTCGGTCAGCCAGTGGATGAGGTGACGTTGCACCTTCAGCCGGCCGGTGATGAGCAGCGTCCAGACGGTGGTAATGCCGGCCTCGACCGCGTTCACCGCCGGCACGAGGTTCAGGCCCAGCTTGACGTATTCATCGAAGGCGATGCGGCCGTCGAGTTGACTGGAACCCATCGAGGCCGGGTCGATGGCTCCGTTCATCCATGCGCCACGGCCTTGGATGCCGATGGCGTGGGAGGGCGGCTCGCCTTGGCTCCGGTAGTGTTCGTCATATAACTCCCAGACCATCGAGCCGGGGTCGCGAGCGGCCCAGATGACGGCGGTGCGCTGCCAGCCGATGTCCATGCCGTAGCCTCTGGGCCACGACGCCGGGATGTCCCGGGTGTCGGTCAGGATGTCGTCCTCGTTGATGGGATAGATCGCGCCGCTCCCGAGCGTTGGTTCGCCTTCGGAGCGGGCCTTCACCTGATGCGGCGGCATGGTCGCCAAGAGTGCCCGGGTGGCCTCATCATCGAGGTGCGGGACGTGCTTCCAGCCGGCTTGGATATAGGTCTTGAACTCCTTGGCGGCCTCGGTTGGCTCCAGAAAGGCGGTGACCACGTCGCTCATCCCCTGCAGCGGCGTGAAGGTCACCATGACCATGCCGCCGGTCGTCGTGATACGCAGTAGCTGTTCCGTATAGACGTCCTCGGGCGGCTCCTCGTCGTCCCAGATGACGTGCTTACTCGTCCCTTCGAAGGATTTCCGGCCCTGCTCATAGGTCTTGAACCCGATGGTCGAAACCCCACCTGTCACGTGCCGAATCGAGACACTTTCGAGCGCGTTGGCGAGGCCGTGCGACCGCCGGCTGAAGTCCAGTATCAAATGCGCCGGTATCATGCTGCCGTGCCACTCGCCGATTTCGCGAGGGTCGCCGAGGAGCCACGTCTGGACGATGTCCCGGGTGGTTTCCCCGGTCGTACCAGACGCCCAGACGTCCACCGGGTGGTTAAACCGCTTCCCGACCCACCAGTCCGGGTAGAGGCCGGTGACATGGCAGCAGGTTTCGAACGCGCCGGCCCCGCTCTTCCCAATGCGATTGGCGGCCATAAAGAGCCGCTCCTTGTAGACCGCGCCGGCCGCGAAAAACTCGACGTGCTTAGGATACAACTCCCGCCGAAGCGGCCCTCTGTCCGGGAAATACGACCGGAACAACTCGGCCCGTCGCCGCTCGTTCTCGGCAATCAGCGCCAACCGCTCCTCTCGGGCGCTCATGGTGCACACACCGGACAGCGAAGCGCACCCGAGCAGACCGGGCAGTGCCAGCTTCCCCGCCGGCTCACCTCGGCCCGCAACACCTCGTTCTCCCGCGCCAGCAGCGCCATCTGCTCCTCCAGACCCCGAATCATCGCCTGCGCGTCCGACCACACGATGTCGTCCCTGTCGTCCTGCTCCACACTATCCATGGTGTATACCTGCTATCCAGTTGACTTTCACTTGACAAAAGGAGGACAAAATTGGCGTCCTCCGGGCCGGAGGCGGAAGGCCGTTGATACCACCCCCTTACTGATGAGCTTGGGGCTTTTGGGCGTCGGCCGCCAGAAAAAGCGCCTTTCCCAGCGGTGACACCCCTACCCGGCCTTCGCCTCATACCGAAACACTCACGAACGGTGGTCACGCGATTTTTGGGGCTTTTTTGAACGAGCGTTCAGGGTGCTATTAGGGCACACGCCCCACGCATCCCAATAACGCACACACCCCACTCAAGTCCTGTAGACGCAACGAGTTGCAAGTTAACATAAGGTGTCTTATCAGCACCACGGGTATATGGGCCTGTTTATCGGGATGGTGGGCCGAGTGCACGTCTGAGGGCGATGAGGAGCAGCAGCAGGCCGGCGAGCGTGATGGCTTCAGGCATGACGCACCCGGACAGCGAAGCGGCAGCCGTGCCGGCGGCGGATGCGATAGACCACGCCGTCGAACGCGACCGCGTCCCAGCTTTCTGGGAGACGTATCACTCTGGCGCGGGGTTTACGCGGTTCCCCCGTGCGGGGCTGCAGCGGGCCTCCTCGACCGAATCGCACGGGCGTCATCGCGTCGGCCTGAGCGCCCGCTGGCGCTCTTTGAAGTCCTGCCAGCGCGTGGCTCTGGCGAGCTTGCGAGCGACGGCGAGGCAGCGCAGGCAGGTCACGCTCTCGTCGGCCTCGACGGCCATCAGGCGAGCCGTGAGCGGGCAGCCGCAGGCGGTGCGCTGGCCGCCGGCAGCGACCTCGGCGAGTCGATGCAGCACGAGCGGCCGGTCACGTTCACTCGCCCAGCCGGCTCCAAAGCCTCTCATCGTGCATGACCTCGCGCTAAATGTGCCATTTCGAACCACTCCCGAGTATTCGCAGATTCAGGCCTGTTTTTGCCTGTCCTCCGTGGTGCCGTGGGACGTGTCGCTCGTGTCATATGCCGAGTGGCGGATTAGCCAATGTCAATAGGGTTTTCGTAATTATTTGTAACAAAAACAGAAAAATCGTATGCCTCTATTTCCGCATTACAGCCCCGTGGTGAGGCGCGAGTGGCTAATCCGGGTCTGGAGTCGTCCGGGGGTGCGTTCGTTGAATGGCGGGGTTTTTACCATTTCCGTAAATCAGGGTGTCAGGTGCGGGATGGAGAGGCACTGTGTGGGCAGGGTGACGAGGCTGGACGCGGGGAGAATCACCTCGATACGGCAGTGCGGGCCGGCGCGATAGACGCGCACGTGGGCCTGCGGGTAGTCTTCGATGAGGGCCGCCCGGTCGAGCCACACCGCCTTGGCGGCGCAAGCCACCGTCAGGAGGGCAAGTCCGATCAGCAGCGCATACATCATGGCAGCTTCGCCCTGACCACGTCCACGTCCCAGACGATGAGCCAGCACCGGCAGCAGCGGAGGCGGCCCCCCTCCCATGCCGTGTCGCCATGGGAGCGCCAGCAGCCGTGGGCCAGCCGGGTCAGGAGCCGCCTCACTGCGTCATCCGCTCGACCATGGTGCCCAGCTTGCCGGTGGCGGCGGCCATCTTCACGGCGTCGGTGATGTCGGCCTGCATCCGGGCCTGCTCCCGGTGGGCCTGTATCTCGCTCGGCATATGGATATGGTTGCGCTTGAGCAGCACCGTCAATAGCTCGACCGCGTGGGCCTCGCAGATGCCGGTGCCGTTCTCGGAATTGTCGGCCAGCGCCAGCACCGCGTCAGCCATGTCACAGAACTCCGCCAGCGTCATAAGGTGCCTTTATAGCACGTTCTACGGAAACGGGACAGGCTGGGTCAGGTGCATGTTCCGGGCGTAGGGGCCGTCCGGGTCGGCCGTGCAGGCGGTGCCGACCCTCAGGCGCGGGCCGCCCGGCACGAGCGTCAGTTCCTTGCCGGAGTAGATGAGGAACGTGCCGTCGTCCACGGCAATCAGGCCGGCGAGGCCGGGGTGCGCGGTCTTGAGGCCGAAGGGCTGGACGGTGGCTACGGTGCCGGCGACGGGCATGGCTCGACCTCGATGGTGTTCGCGCTCTCCAGCAGTTTCTGCTTCAGTTCGGCATCGGTCAGGTGGGCATGGGGGAAGCGCACCGTGACCGTGACCTCTTTGGGGGCGAGCAGCGCCAGATGCTGGGCGCAGAGTTTCAGCGCGTCCACCTTGTTCCAGAAGTCAATCGCCGAGCGCATCGCGCCACTCGGCAGCACCTCGACCCGCACACTCTTGACCGCCGCTCGGACGTCGGCCGGTATCTCGTGAATGGGCAGCGGCCGCCCCTGCGCATCGAAGCACCGGGCCGGGTCAACCATCGCGATGGCGACCAGTTCCCGCTTCACGGCGTTGGCATTCATGTCATACGCCTGCACCTGCGCCAGTTGCTTGGCGCGGATGGCCTCCCTGACCCGGGGCCGGGCGAGCAGGCACTGCGCCTGCCGGCGCGGGTTCTTGCAGGTGTAGCCGGCGTCCGCGA